ACTAATAACTTTAGCTGTATAACTATGCACATCAAAGCCTGTGGATACTTCTTCTATAGCTACCTTGTCCTGACTAAGGAATGCAGCTACACGAAACTCTAGCTGTGCAAAGTCTGCTTCCATGATCTGTCCACCTTCCCATCGTGATACAAATACTTTCTTTACTGGAAATGTACCACCTCTAGGCATGTTTTGCATGTTAGGATTAGCACCCGACAGCCTACCTGTACCTGTTCTATGCTGTAGTAATTGAACATGTAGCATACCATCGGACTTAATATGTGTAGATATACCTTCAACAAAGCTAGATAAATATGTATCTAGTGCTGATAATCTTCTAACACGTTGCAAGAATACCACAGCATCTTGAAAGTTACGTTCTCTGGCATTTGTCTCTAGCTTTATAAGATTGTCCTTACTTGTACTAAATCCATGTGCGCTTACCCAATCAGGGTTAGGAGCTATAAACTTCAAACCTGCTATCTCTTTAGTATCTGTAAATAAATAACCTTCGGCCTTACACTCTAAACACTTACTAGTATTAACAAAAGGCTTACCATTCTTTTTAGTTCTACGTACCTTACCTGTACCCTTACAACTAGTACACTGTCTTGCCTTCTGTTTATATAACACAGATGATTTGTTTTTTATAACTGATTTAAACTCTGAGTCAGTAAATCTAGGTTCAAACGAGTTAGCCCACATAGGTTTGTCATGTGGCTTTCTACTATATATAATCCACGATAATTGTTCAGGACTATTTAGATTAATTGGTCTATCTCCCATCAATTCATGCACTTGAGACTGTAATTTTGTTAATAACTCCTGTTTTTCCTGTTCAAACTCCTTACGTACCTCTTCTAATGTATCTGTATTAACATTAAAACCTCTCTGATATATACGTGCAAGCTGTACACATATCTGATTAGTTAATTTAGTAGTAGATTCTAATCCTTTATCTTCTTGGCTTAGTTTGTAGTCTAACTTCTTATATAATTCCATAGTTGCATGTAAATCTGCTGATAAATACTGTGATAACTCTGCGTGAGGTATATCTCTAGTTGTATATCCCTTATTAAAGTAATCTTTTAGTGTACCCATCTTCTGTGTATCACACTTATATCTTTCGGCTAGATATTCAAGGCTTAAAGGTTCTTTCTGTCCTCTTTGTATGATGTATGCACCTAACATGGTATCAAATATCTCACCATTGTAGGTAAAACCTGACTCCCATAGCCATGTTAAGTCATGCACTGCATTCTGCATCACCAAGAGGTGGGTATCATCCAGAATGTTCTGGACAATACTTCCACCCTCAGTGGTAGGTTGTTGCTCACTGTGATCAAACGTAATTATATTCTCTCCAGAGTGATTTAACATGCCTACCATAGTCAATGAGTTTTCTGATTCAAAAGGATCAAGCATAAGCTTATTGTTACGTTTAATAGTAGTATTTTCTACATCTAAAACTGTTACAATTTTCATTTCATTTCCTCTATCTTTACGACTATGTAGCTATCTAGTATATCTCTTACCATTTGTGGACCATGAGCAAACAAAGTTATACTTTCGGTATCATGTTCTGCATTGATTTCATACTCAACGTAGTACTTAATCCTTGGTGATTTTAACATCATTTAAACTCTCCTTATGTCTCTTTAAATATTTAACAGCTTTTCTAATTATTGTCAAGTCATCTTGAAATCCACCCAAACCCCTGTTGCAATGTGAACACACCCAACCACGAAATGTATTGGTGTCATGACAGTGATCTAAAACCCATGTACTCATTTTAGATTTTCCATGTCTACTTAATTCTTCTACATCTCTACTACATATAGGACAACAATAATCTTCCTCTGGATAAGGGTTCTCTTCTTTAAGTTTTTTAATAATCTTATTATGTCCAGCCTTACACGAGTTACATGTTCTTTTTATTTCTCCAGTAGTTTTAGTTATAGTAGGTCTAGGTTTTGGAAAATTGTATAGAGGTTGACGAACATTACACTTTATACAAACAATAGAGTCCTCTTCATATTCATCTTCTTCTACCTCTTTAGTAATTTCTTCTACTGTAAATAATTCTTGTTGCATTATACTTCATACCTTGCTGTCCTATAGTTCAATTCACAGTGAACAATACCATGCCACCCTGATAATTTATTCTTAACTACATTCAAATGTCGTTGGGTATCTTCTTCTTCCTGCCCTTCAACAGGTGGGTTCTTTGCTATGAGAATCATTAGGTCAGCTTCAGCAGCCTTACCTGTACGTGAGCCTTCCATCATAGCCTGATTCAATACTACTTTATTCTCTGCTTCAGCAGATAACTGTGACATATAGAAGATAGCACAACTATGTTGTTTGGCTATCTGTCGTGCATGTATAGCATTAGCCTTGAGTGCTTCATCGGGTCTGGCAAAGCCACCTGCCTTAGAAAATTTATCACCCATGTCTAATATAACTATGTCTGGTTTGTAGGATTTACATATACTTTCAACCCAAGACATATCCCTACCAGTAGCATCCTTTACTTTTATATTTTCACTTATAGGTGAGTATATATCTCTTGCTCTTGTAGGGTTAGACTTAATCTCATGCATGTCCATACCTGTAGCTGCTGTTAAGTATCTAGCACCTACACGATGTGGACCTTCCTCATTACATAGTATAATACACTTAGCACCTTGCTGTGCAAAACCATTTGGCCCTGCAACTAAACTAGCATGAAAGGATGTCTTACCTGTATTAGGTCTAGCACCTATCTCAATCAAGTGTCCTTCATTTACACCTTCTAGCTTACGTGTAAGGGTTGGTATGTTAAATGTCCACCTTGCTTCAAGATCATTCTTAGCAAGTAGTGTTTCAATATCCATGTCATCCCATTCAATATTTAAGTCAGGTGTAAAGTCATCACCATACTGTTCTATTATGTTACGTATGGGTTCTAGGTTTGTCATCGTACCATTTACCATTTCAAACCCAAGGTTAGCTACGTCTTCTCCTACTACCTGTTGGAATAACTTAGACAACACTTCCTGTGCTACATCATTACCCATAGGCGATTCTTTCTTTATCTGATTAAACAAAGAAGAGTATGCTTGTTTCTGTGCTGTCGTTAACTGAGCATTGTTAGACATAAAGAGTGCCTCAATCTCAGCAGGTGTCACAGTACGTTCATACCTTTCCATTGCTAGATCTATAGACTTCTTAATCTTACGTACATCCTTACTGAACAAACGATCTGGACATTTTGCCCCTCTGTGATCGTCATAGAAACCTCTGTCCATAAGGCTACGTATTAATGATAGTTCCATGCTGTACTCCTAGTGTTGTTAATCTTTCAATGTCGTTCGGGTCTTTATACTTTAAGTCATCTTTTAGTTTTAAAGCATGTACATTATTTACATGCCCTCTTAGTTCTTTTGTAAACTGTAGCGTCTTTGGTAGTGCGTCAGGGTCAAGAGCTACAATGGCTGTTGAGAACTGTGATAAGAACCTCTTGTGTCCTTCGGATAGGGATGTACCCAACACAGCGACCCCGACATATACATCACCACCTACAATAGCAGCACTTATACAGTCCTCAACAACTACAGCAACAGTACCATTACCAAAACTGTAAGGCAAGTCACTTTTACCATATCGTTTCCATTTTGGTAGTCTATGTGTGATACTTCTGCCACTAGCATCTATCATCACACCTGACTTAACCACAGGAAATACAACACGATTCTCCTTTACATCATACAATAAACCCAACTCATCTGGATCTAAGCTCCATTGAGAACAGAACGATTGTATAGCTACATTATCTTTTACTAACCACTCAGGTTTGCTAAAGGTTATACAACTATCTTCTGTTGTACTGCTAATAGACTTACGTATGTCTTCACTATCTAACTGTACTTGTTTCTTTCCAGATAAGTTACAACTATTACTATAACAATTCCATAATATCATTCCCATGTTATTGGTCACTGTAAATGTTTTATACCTGTTACATGATGGACAATTCATTCTTTTAGTCTCACCATTTACAAGTGATAAATCATTTATAATATTATTTACATTCATAATGAATCACTTTCTGTGTTACTGCTTATAGCAGATTGTAAACTATTGGATCTCTGTGTCAATGCATTATTTGCACTATCGTATGTATGTTTCATATATGGTTGCACAGAAGACACATGTGTATGTCCTGTCACTGCCATTACTTGTGGCAATGGTACTCCTGCATCCACCATTTGTGTCAC